ATGCAGCGTGAGGCACAGGCACACGCCCTAACCGTGGCGGTGCTGAACTGCGACCGTGACGACCGAATCCCCTTCCTTGAGGCAATCTTGGATGGCCTGCGGGCCGGGATGCCGATTGCCCTGTTTGGCACAATCATGGCCGAGGCCAGTTTCTGGGCCGACCGCGCCAGCCGCGCCGAGCGCAAAGCCTATTGCGCCGCCTGCTTCGCCTGCCTCGACCCCGAGGACCAGGACGCCTTTCGCATCTTCATCGAAGAACGGAGGGCGGCATGATCGTGCAGCGCCTTGATCGCACCCCGTGGTTACTTGAGGATCTGCAAGATCTGAGAGATCACGCGCGCGTCGATCCCAATGGTTACGACGATGTAGCCCTTCGCCGAATGTTCGTCGCAGCCGTCCTTGAAGCCGAGGAACATGGTCAGCTTGCTCTGTTCCCGCAGACAGTGCGGGTCACCTTGGACGCATGGCCGCGTGGGCACACTTTCCGCCTGCCCATCGGACCACTGCTGGACTGGGACAGCGTAAGCACCACGGCGGACGGCCAGCCTTTCGAAGACTTCAACACGATGACCGGCCAGTGGCCCGTGCTGCGCTTGACCGGCGCACGTCCCTGCGGACAGGTCGTGATCGAGTATGCGTCAGGTTGCGAATACCAAAGCCATAAAATTCCCACTGATCTGGCCCATGCCCTCATGGATCAGGCCCTTGCCTATTACGATGCGCGCGGGCCGGGCGACCCCAAGGCTCAGGCGCTATCGCCCCATTTTGCCCGGATCGTCGGACGGTATCGCGGGGTCCGCATATGAGGGCCGAGCATGCCTATACCGGCGTGGCCGAGGTGGACCATCTGCTGTTCAGTTGGGGTCGCGTCATCGCAGATGCAAAGGGCTGGTCGCGGGGCTTTGCCCTGTCCATCCAGCGCGACCGCAAGAAGGCAGGCTGGGTGCCCAGTGTGCGCCAGCTGTCCATCATGCGCCAGCTGGTGGCCGAGCTGCCCGCCGTCGAGGGCGACGACGATCCCGATCTGATCGAGCGAAACTGAGACTTCCCCGCGCGCCATGTGCGCGGGTTCTTCGGACAGGTGCGGGCTTTCACGGGTTAGCCGGCGCATCCGTCTTAAAGCGCTACCGGGAACGGGCCAGAGCGCAAGGGCAGCTATCCCGCGTCACGCGGTCTCTCCAAGCCCTAAGGCCACGCTGCCACCCAAAGGCGGCGAACATGGGAGAGCGGTCCGAGCCTTGGGAAAGGCAGGACTGACCTAAGCGGCGGGCTCGTCCGAATGGGCAGGTCAAGATCGCGGCGGTCAGGGCGGGAAGGCTGGGTTTTCAACCCCGGCCCTTAACCCGCTTCCTGACCGTCACAACGGGCTGAACCGATGGGCAAGCCAGAAGATAGGCGACGGCTGAGAATGGAGACGGGCATGAGACTGAACAACAAAAGCGCGAGACTGGCAGTGAACGCTTGGCTGGTGAGCACTGGCCGCCCGGCTCTTCCTGTCAGCCTGCCTTATGAACAGTTTGCAACCGAGCTGCGGAAGGTGTGGGCGCGGACGATGGTTCAAGTGCCTTTCGTGGACCGTGCTGAAGCCGTCGCCTACATCCGCGACGTGGCGCGGGCGGTGTCCCAATGACCCCTGACCTCTTTGAAAATGGTCCCAATGCCCCGACTTCGGTTTTGGCTGGGGACCGACGACAGACTGTTCCTTTCTCCCTTTTGGAAAAAATCCGGGGAAAATCGCCGGGCATCCGCGCAATTCAGTTTTTGGGGCTTTTGCACGTGCCCGAGGGGAAAAAAGCCGGAAAACCCCTAAAATTGGCAAATTTTCAGCGGAATTTCGTGAAAGGGGCACTTGCCAAGAATGTCACGGTCGGCGTCCTGTCGATCGGGCGCGGCAATGCCAAGACGGCGCTGTCGGCGGGCCTTTCACTGGCCGAGCTGGTCGGCGCGCTTGAGGAACGCCCTCAGCCCAATCGGGAAATCATCTTCGCAGCCCGCAACCGCGATCAGGCCCGCATCGCGTTCAATTTCCTGCTGGGCTACATCCGGGGCCTGCCCGAGGCTGACCAGTCGCTGTTCACGATCCGCCGCGGCTCCAAGCTGGAAGTCGAATTTGGCGGCAACGGCGGCGGGTTGGCGCGCTGCATCGCCGCTGATGGCAAGTCGGTTCTCGGCGGTTCCCCGACGCTGGCGATCATGGACGAACGCGCGGCATGGGAACGGGCCAAGGGCGACGACCTTGAGAACGCCATCCTGTCGGGTCTTGGCAAGCGCGACGGTCGGGCGCTGATCATCTCGACATCGGCCCCCGACGACACCAACACGTTTTCGCGCTGGCTGGATCAGCCGCCCCCCGGCAGTTACGTTCAGGAACACCGGCCTTCCTTCGGCCTGCCCGCCGATGATCTGCCGTCGCTGCTGGCGGCGAATCCCGGCGCGTCCGAAGGCATCGGCTCGTCTGCCGACTGGCTGGTTTCCCAGGCACGAAGCGCGATTGCGCGCGGCGGATCGGCCCTGTCCAGCTTCCGCAACCTGAACCGCAATGAGCGTGTGTCGATCGAGAACCGCAGCGTTCTGGTCACGGTGGACGAATGGCTGTCTGCCGAGGTGGCCCCCGATGATCTGCCCGCCCGTGAAGGCCCCTGCATTCTGGGCGTGGACCTGGGTGGATCGCGCAGCATGTCGGCGGCGGCATTCTATTGGCCCGACACCGGACGGCTTGAAGCCTTGGGCACGTTCCCGGCCTTCCCCTCACTGGCAGATCGAGGCGCGTCCGATGGCGTGTCGGGGCGCTACAGCGAAATGCACGATCGCGGCGAACTGTCCGTCATGGGCGAAAACACGGTGCCGCCCGGCCCGTGGCTGGCCGAAATCGTGCGCCAGCTCGACGGCATCCAGCCCGTGTGCATCGTGGGCGACCGCTTCCGGGTGGCCGAGTTCAACGAGGCTCTGAACAAGGCCGGGCTTGGCCGGGTGCCCTTCCTGTGGCGCGGCTTCGGCTGGAAGGACGGCAGCGAGGACATCGAGCGGTTCCGCCGTGCCCTGTTCGATGGAGAACTGAAGGTCGCGCCGTCGCTGCTGCTGCGCTTCGCCTTTTCGGATGCGGTCACCATCATCGACCCGGCAGGCAATGCCAAGCTGGGCAAGGGCCGGTCCCTTGGCCGCATCGACGCGGCGGCGGCGACCGTGCTGGCCGTGGCGCAGGGTGCCCGCATGAAGGCGACCCCGCAGCGGAAGGCGCGTGTGCAATGGATGTGAGGGCAGCACATACCCGGCACTCGAAGCGCGTTACCGCAACCCGCCGTTGGCAGGTCTTGCGCCATGTCATCCTTGAGCGGGACGGCTGGAAATGCCGCTGCTGTGGCGCGCGTGGCAGGCTGGAAATCGACCATATCAGGCCGGTGCGCCACGCCCCCGAGCGGGCCTTTGACCCTGCCAATTTACAGGCCCTTTGCAGCCCCTGTCACACCAAGAAAACCCGGATCGAATGCGGCCAGCCCGCCCCGATCCAGTCGTCCGCGCGTGATGCGTGGGCAAAAGCCGTTGCCGATCTGGCGACGACCCCCAACCCGGCAATGTAAGGAAAACACATGCTGAACTCTGTGAAAATCGCCCGTCGCCAGTCGGAAATCCGGCAGGCTCTGGCCGAGCTGGTCGGCAAGCCCACCCCGACCGAGGACGAAACCCGCCAGATGGAAACGCTGGACGGCGAGTATCGGACCAATGAGACCCGCTATCGCGCATCCCTCGTCTCCGAGGATCAGGAACGTCGCGAGGCCGGGGCCGATCTGGAAACCCGGTCGGATCGCGAATGGCAGGATCTGATGGGGCGGTTCGAGCTGCGTCAGGTCGCGCTGTCGCTGGACGAGGGCAAGGCGCTGTCGGGCGCGACTGCCGAAATCGTGGCCGAGCTGCGCAACGCGGGCGGCTATCAGGGCATCCCGGTTCCTCTGGCGGCGCTGGAAACCCGTGCAGGCGAAACCATCGCGGCAGACGTGCCCAATCCCAAGGTGATCCGCCCCGTCATCGACCGGCTGTTTCCCGGCAGCGTGGCCGAGCGCCTTGGTATCCAGCGCATCAATATCACCTCGGGCGAACTAGCCTTCCCGGTGGCGACGGCGGGTGCCGTGTTCGGCTGGCAGACGACCGAGCTGGGCAATGTCGGCGCGGCGTCGGAATACCAGACCACCGAACGCAGCCTGAACCCCGATCACACGGGCGGCGCGCAGATGATCCTGTCGCGCAAGGCGCTGAAACAGGCGGGCGACGGGCTGGAAGCGGCCATTCGGCGCGATCTGAATGCGGCGATCGGTGCAGAGCTGGACCGTGTTGCCATCATGGGAAGCGGCGCGGCGGGCCAGCCTCTGGGCATGATCCCCGGCGCAGAGGAATATGGCATTGCCATCACCCCTGTCGGCGCGGCTGCCACCTGGGCGGCGTTCCGGGCGCAGATCGTGGCCTTCATGGAGGCCAATGCGATCACCTCGGCCAGCCAAGTCAATCTGGGCTTCGACCCCGCCATCTGGGCCGAGCTGGACGAAGCGCTGATCACCGGCACTGCTGTGTCGGAATGGGACCGACTGACCAAGCATGTCGGCACCCCCGCGATCAGCAACGTGATCCCGGACGCGACCGCGATCATGACGGCCACCGTGCAGGGCATCGCGCCGGGCTATCTGGGCATCTATGGCGGGGTGGACCTGATCCGCGACCCCTACACCAAGGCGCAGTCGGGCCAGTTGGTCCTGACCGGTCTGGTCACTGCGGACTTCACCGTCCCGCGCGGCCTGCAAACCCGCATCCTGACCGGCATCGGGGGCGAATGATGCTGTGGGGCGGTCACAATGGCAGCCTTGAGCTGCGGTCGGAGGGCGGGGCAACCCGCCTGACGGCCCGCTTTCCCTATGGCCGGGAAACGGAAATCGCGGCGGGGCGTCTTGAGGTGATCGCCCCGCGCGCCTTCCGCGACCGGATCGAGCGCGGCGAGGAAATCCACCTGTTGGCCGGGCATGATTTCAACCGCCCGCTTGCGGCCCGATCGACGGGCAACCTGACCTTGACCGACAGTGACGATGCCTTGGTGATCGAGGCCGAGATTGACAGCGGGACCAGCTGGGCCCGCGATTTTCTGGCCGCGCATGGTTCCGGCCTGATCCGGGGCGTGTCGCCGGGTTTCCGCGTCCCGCGCGGTGGGGAACGGATCGAGCGGCGCGGCGCGGGCATCCTGCGCACGATCGCCTCGGCCGAGCTGTTCGAAATCTCGGCCGTTACCCGCCCGGCCTATCCGGAAGCGCAGATCGAGGCGCGCAACTGGCAACCCGTGGGCGAGGTGGCCGAACGCCTGGTCACGCATCACTTCAAGCGTTGGAGGCTCTGACATGGGGCTGATGGACATTTTCCGGCGCAGGGCACCGGCAATCGAAACCCGCGCCGTCCAGCCGGGCTATACTGCCTCTTTGATGGCCACGCGCGAAGCGTGGATCTCCGGGGCGGCGGGTCTGGGCGAACTGACGGCAGCGGTGCAATCCTCCGTGAGCCTCTGGGAGGCAGGTTTGAGCCTCGCAGACGTTCGGGGCACCAACATGCTGGATCGGCGCAGCATGGCCTTGACCGCCCGCGCTCTGGCGCTGCGTGGCGAATGCTTGTTCTTGATCAGGGATGATCAGATCATTCCTTGCACCGATTGGGACATCTTGACCCGCTACGGCCAGCCCCGCGCCTATCGCGTCGGGCTGCCCGAAATTGGGGGAGGGCGGAATGAGACCGTGCTAGCGGGGGAGGTGCTGCATTTTCGGATCGGCTGCGATGCCACGACGCCCTGGGCGGGATCTGCGCCCCTGTCGCGCGCCCGTCTCTCGGCTGAATTGCTTGAAGAAATCACCACCGCTATGCGCGACGTGTTCCGGGATGCGCCGATCGGCAGTCAGATCGTGCCCACACCCGATGGCAGCGCCGAACAGATGGAAGATCTTCGAGGCGGTTTCCGAGGGCGGCGCGGCGCCACACTGGTGGTCGAGGGCGTGGCACAGGCAGTCGCGGCAGGGATGCACCCTCAGCTTGGCAAGTCGCCTGACCAGCTTTCCCCGCAACTCGACAAGACGCTAGCCGACAAGCTGCTGATCGAGGCCAAGGGCGATATCTACGGCGTGTTCGGCATCTTGCCCGGTCTGGTCAATCAATCGACCACCGGCCCGATGGTCCGCGAGGCGCAGCGGCATCTGGCTCAGCTGGTCCTGCAGCCCATCGCCAACCTGCTGGCCGAGGAGGCCACAGACAAGCTGGGCGATGCGGTGACGATCGACGTGGTGCGCCCGATGCAGGCGTTCGACCACGGCGGCAAGGCCCGCGCCCTGGGCGCGATGGTCAAGGCGCTGGCCGAGGCCAAGGCGGCAGGTATTGCGGACGTAGCGTTTCAGGATGCCCTGAACTTCATCGACTGGCAGGAGGATTGAGCCGTGCTCGTGATGACTCCCGCCGCAAAGAGGATGCTGCGTAACGAGCGCCGCCGCGAGCGCGATGGCCTGCGTGGGCGATTGGGCAAGGACCGATCCGAAGCCATCGTGGCCGGTCTGCGGCGCATCATGCGGCATGAGTTTGTCGAGGGTCGCACGGCAACATTGTTCGGACTGGAAGGACCGATGCGTCACGCGATGCGGGAAACGCTGTGCCTGCAAGGCTGGCAATGGGCGGATGCCGACGACACGGCCCGCCAGCTGGTCGCGGCTGCGCTGGCCAGCCTTTGGGCGATCCGCCCGACATGGAATGAGGGACAGCCGGAATGGACGATCGAGCAAGGGACGTTGATCGCGCGGACGCGCTGCGCCCGGTGCCAAGCACCGCTGCCGGAGGGGCATTACAAGTTCTGCTCACGCCTGTGCAGCACGGCCTTCAATTCGTGGCTTTCGAACATGCGCCGGGCAGAGGAGAGCAACGTGATGCAGATAGCTGCGCGCATGGGTTGACCTGCGCCTGGTGCGGCGCTGAACTGCCCGCAGGCTGCACGATCCGCCGCGAATACTGCGACAAGGCATGTGCTGCCCGCTTCCGCGCCGCTGACAAGCGCGCCCGGACGGTCGCAGACCGCAAATGCCTGTGGTGTAGCGGACCGATCGCCCCCGAACTGCGCCCAGGAACGATATACTGCAGCCGACGATGCAGCTGGAGATGTCAAAGCGATCAGGAAAAGAAACGCAGATCCTGCGACAATTGTGGCAAGGTTTTCCGTGGGCACGGGCGGTTCTGCCGTCATGAATGCTATGGGAAGAGCAAGCGGACGCGGCATCCAAAGGAATGCCCGGTCTGCCGTCGGACGTTCAGACCTCACCGTGTCGAGCAGGTTTGCTGTTCGCAGAGGTGCAGGCGCGCGCGTGAAAAGCTCTAATTTTCTTTTTCATCGCCGGGCAGAGATCCATCACCATGCAGGGACTCGTCACTGTTGGGCAAGTATCGCCCATCTGGGTCAGGCGAAAGCCCACTCAAAACCCACTTGAATGATGGGCTGGCAACCATCTCGGCAATGTCCTTAACCGCGCGCCTCGCTTCATAGATCGACCGGGCGTCAAAGACTTTTATTGATCTAGGATCAAAAGAACCTTCAAGCCTGGCCACAATCTCAGCGTTCATGCTCCGGTTGTTTAGCTCTGCGGCATACTTGATCTGGTCGCGCATCCCGTCAGGGAGCCGCACTACAAACTGATCAAGTTGCTTGCTGGGAGGTTTTGTCATGACGCTTATCCATTGTGTGATACGCAGATGCGATTATTCCACCTTGACTGCAATCCTACGCTTTGCATATCATAGGAATTGCATATCATAGAGGGCAATCATCATGATCCAAAGTGCAGCGGGCAGTGAGGAGGTTGTTGCGACCTCTCTTCGGATGCCCAAAGACGTTCGCGACGCGCTGAAAATCCAAGCGATCAGAGCCGGGCGGTCATACAACACCCATGCGGTGATGATCCTGTCCGCCGCACTGACCAGCCATGAAAAAGACCGCCAGGGCGGCTACCCTGACGGTCTTGAGCAATCCCAACTCTCAGAAAGGATCTAGCCATGAATATGGATCAGACCAAGGACGAAAGCAAGGACCGCGCGCAGCTGTCGGAGGCCGATCAAGAGGTCGAACAGTTCTGCGATCGGGTCGAGGCTGCAATGAACAGCCAGCTTGAGCTGTGCATCGCGGGCATGTTCATTCTGTTGAACTCTGACAAGCTGCGCCACCTTGAAAGCGCGCCCGAGGTGCTGGCTCTAAGAGGCATCATCGGCGCGATCAAGGAGCGTGCGAATGCAATCTTGATCGAGGTTGAAACCGACAGCTACGACGCGGCGATCAGGGATGCTTTCGGGGGTGCGGCATGACTTCTGCCCCGCTGAACGAAGCTCAATTTTTGTCGATCCTCGACCGGCTGTCCCCGGCCCAGATCCGGAAATTGGCAGTCCTCTGCAGCGGTGAAGCCGCAGGTGGTTTGCCCGACCTGGCGGCCCCGCTGCTGTCGCTTGCGGATGGCAAGGACTGGGAACAAGAACAGAGCGAGGCGGCCTGATCATGTCCCGGCCTTCCGCACCGTCCATGCCGACGGAACGCCAGATCCAAGACGCGTTCAAGGCCGTGACGCTTGTTAATCCCGGCGCGCGCATCGCGCGCGTCGGCCCCGAAGGCATCACCTTCGAACATCCCGACGAACGCCGCCAGTCAGGCGGATGGGACCGCAAGCCATTTTCGGCGGTGCAGGCATGAGGTCGGTTTCATATCTGCGGTCCAAGCTGCGCCGGGGCCGGTGGTTTCACACCTACCGGCGCGGCGACAAGGAAATCTCCCTTGGGGTGCATGGTCTGCACCCGACCGACCCGCGCGTGTTCGCGGCCTATTGTGCCGAACATGCCCGTTGGGAACAAAGCCCTGCGGGAACGGTCACACCCAAAGGCGGCACCTTTGCGTGGGCGCTCGATATCTACAAGGCAAGCCCGGCATGGGCGAAGCTGGCCCGGACAACGCAAATGAACCGCGACGCGATTTATCGTCGGTATGTCAAGGCTCAGGGCAACCGCCCGCTGTCCAGTATTGCGCCTGAGGATATCGAGGCGGCGCTGTATGCCAAAGGCGGCAATGCGGCGGTGAATGAGCTGAAGGCACTGAAGCCGATTTTCTTCCACGCCTATAAGCTGCGGATCATTTCAGCCGATCCGACGCGCGGCCTGAAAATGGTTCGACCCGAAACAGAGGGCTTCGCGACGGCAGGTGTCGATGAAATCGCCGCCTATCAGAAAAAGTGGCCGATTGGGTCGGTCGAGCGCCTCGTGTTCGATCTGGCGCTGTATACCGGGGCCGCGCGTGTCGATCTGGCCAAACTAGGCCGCCGCAATATGGTTGACGGCGTTCTGCAATATCGGCGGCAAAAGACCAACACGCTGGCCCAGGTGCCGCTGACGCCCGAGCTGCGCGCGGTGGTTGGCAGAACAGCACACATTGCCCCTGCTTTCATCCTGAACGGGAAGGGCAAGCCCTACACGGCGGAAAGCCTTGGAAACCTGTTCCGGGATGCCGCAACAAAGGCCGGAATGGCTGCGCGCCTTCACGGCCTGCGCAAAGCGTTTTGCGTTTACTGGGCAGAAAAGGGGGCGACGACCCACCAGATCGCAGCCATGGCCGGTCATATGACGCTTGGCGAAGTTGAACGATACACCCGCGCAGCCGATCGGCTGAAGATGGTCAAACTGTTGGTCGAGGGATCATGA